CTCCGAGGTGTTCGCCCTCGGTCTTCCAAATCTGTTGTAAGACAGGTGGCTGGTTTCGTTTTCTTCATATCGAAGATGGCGCGTCATTCTGGGCTTAAAGGTGTAGTAATATACCTTAAAGCTTGCCAGGTTCTCCTACAACAAGTTGTAGGAGGCTTTCGGGTTCTCGACTTAAGTGAATTAAAAGTACGCCCTGCCCGTAATCGGGCGGGAGTACCACTGATTATCCCAGCTGGGATCCGGGTTAAAATCTCTCGTGATCGGGACAAATCTACAATCAGGTTTTGAATGACCTTATTCGGTCTCTATCGTATTTTAGAATTTAAAGGAAAACTTTCTTTAGATACTATTACGGATAAAGGCCCGAGTTTAAGAAAATTCTTACCTGGTTGAGAGAAGTTCCTTTCTGAGGTATTTATACCCAGACTCCGAAAGGAAATCGGTGAATTTCCTGAAATAGAGAAACCCCGTTTCTTCCCAATCTTGAAGACAGGGCCTAATAGCGGACCGGTTTTAGTTAACTCGTCCGCTCCGGCCATGATCATTTCCGCCAGATTATGACTTAAATGTAAACATTTAGTTCGTTATCTTACGGAATACACCACACAGATTGGGATCCCTGCTTTTGTTAGCAGGTTAAGACTTGTAGCAATGGCCCAGCAGAAGGGAGATTTCAAAGGCTTAGGTGGTGAGGACTTAAAGTCCCCTACCTATTATGCCCAAGAGACTCCTTATCCAATGGGTGATGCTTTCCTCGGTAAGCTTGGTTTTAAAGCCGAACCTGCCGGGAAAGTTAGAGTTTTTGCTATGGTAGATGCTTGAACACAGTGATTAATGTATCCATTACATAAATTCCTCTTTTTAATTTTAAGAGGTCTAGATGTTGATGGAACTTTTGATCAGATGGCTCCTATTAAGCGCCTACAAGAAAGGTTTTCTCGAGACCCACGGGGTCGGATGTATGCATCAATTGATCTTTCATCTGCTACTGATCGTCTTCCCTTGGATCTTCAAATTTCTCTTATAAAAGAGTTATTTAAAGACAAGGTTCCAGATTCTGATGCCTTTGCGAAAGCTTGGGCTTCATTACTGGTTAAAAGATTTTATCAAGTAAAGATGAATCCTCATTTGTTGCAACAAACATTTGTACCAAAAAAGTACAATGTTCATCCGGACTTCGGGGCCTTTGGAGTAACCTATTCTGTTGGTCAGCCTATGGGAGCCCTGTCTTCTTGAGCTATGCTAGCATTAACCCATCATGCTATAGTCCAATATGCCTCTTTCAAAGCATATAAAGGGAAACGAGGTTGGTTTGAAGATTATGGTGTACTAGGAGATGATGTGGTGATCATCGGAGCACCTGTTGTGTTAGCCTACCGCCGTATACTCCAAGAAATTGGGGTAAAGGCGGGACTAGCTAAATCTATTGTTGCCAAGTCTAAATTTGTCTTAGAGTTTGCAAAGAAATTCTTTGTCGACTCTGGGCAAGCCAATATGCTCCCCTTAAAGGAGTGTATTGCGACTCGGTGTTCAACTAGTTTAGTAGTTGAATTTGTACGTAAGTACGATTTAACTCTCAACGCGATTTTATCGTTTCTCGGGTATGGTTATAAATCTAAAATGAAGGTCTATAAGACTCATTATTTTAAATTAAGAACCAGACTGAGAGTGCTCCTAATCTGATTATCACATCCTAGCAGTCCTATGGGAAGAGGGTCATACACATCGTGAATAACCCAGATCTCATGGACTGACCATCATATGCCCTCCTATCCTACTTTACTCAAAATGACCCGCTTAACTGAAGAGTTAATGTGGGACAAATTAGATAAAGCTAAAAAGGA